CTACCATTTCCGCCAATTTCTTGCACGTCCTCAATTTGAGGATGTACCAAACCAGTCTTTGCGAGTGTTTCAATGGTGCGCTTCACATTGTCGTGGCGTTTCTCAACTACCTCGGCAATTTCCTTACTCGACATGGTAGCTAGATTTTCAGGCTGAAATGCGGTATGGACGATCTCATTCATAAGGTTGATCCTTTGTGATGAGGCGTCAGAACATTAGCTTCCTAGGGCTGTTCTGACGCCGTTTTGCTTTCCTCAACGGCGTTCTTCAATAATCGCACGATTAGGTTGTTCATCGAACGACCTTCATCTGCGGCTAACTCTTTCAATTCCGCCTTAAGTTCGTTGGGCATTCGCAGGCCATAAGGCGCGATTTGATGTGTCATAAACTCCTCTTTAGCTACCAATGGAAGTTAGCTACCATTGGCAGTTATTGAAAGTCAAGAGGCGTAGTTGCAAAAGGCAGTCATGAGCGAATCAGATAAACGCATTCCGCCATTTGGCTTAAGGCTACCCCCAGACCTGAAGGAGCGCGTTCAGAGTGCTGCGAAAGATAACCAGCGCAGCATGAACGCTGAGATTATCGCTCGGCTTGAGGCCACACTTTTAGACGGAAGCGATGACGAGACTGCTAAAGTTGTCGCCGAACTGGCCAACAAACTTAATCGCTATGAAACTGAGATCGAAGAGGACCGGAAGCTAACAAAGCGAGTGCGTACCTTGCTCAGCGATCTAGAGGAAATAAAAGCTATATACCGAGAGCAGGTGGAGCGGCTTTCAAATAAAAAGGGGATGGGGAAGTGATTTTCGCTATTTTCTTAGCCGCATCCGCGCCACAACAAGCCGATATAGTTACACCCGCCTTGCGTATTGCTCAGGCGAATTACGCCAAAGCGGAAATAGATAAATTTGCGCCTCAGGCAAATGTCCCGCTGCACGAAGGGGACCGCTTTACTGTTCGCCTTAAGTTTCTACCGGGCGATAGGAGGCCTCCAGATGATGGCGGGAGCAGTATTTGGAACTATGAGGATGGCATCCTACAACTCTACTTTAGCAGCGAACCGGCATATGTTGTGATGGGCGGAGATAGGATACAGCTATCAGCTATATTCTACTCTGCGACCAAGAAAGTAACAGGTGCGTATAATGGGTCAAATGCTTTCGGGGTTGGCACGCGTGTCACTAAATATCTGAATAAAGAATATGGCATAGCTGTTAAAAGCAGCCCGAAAGCCGAGCCATCACCCCATGGCGGCCAAAAGCATGTCGATTTTATGAAGAAAATTGGGACACCAGAGAAGGACCTAATAGGTTATTACGACACGTTTATAGTGAGCGTTAGCGCTGATGGTCCTGAGGCGAAGCGGTTAATTCAAGACGCATTTGCTGAAATAGAGGGGGTTATATCTCCTATCAGAGGGCGAATTACAGGATGTGATGGCAGTTTTTCAAGTGCCGAAATCAGGTATCCTTGGGAGATTAAAAAATATAAGTGTTGGGCATCTGCGGATATTACCCGTGTTTCAATTATTGATGGCGGCAATGGAAAAGTTATGAAGGAATGGCTAACCCCCACCCCGCCGGAGTAACCTAGAATTGTGCTATTAGTCCTAATCGAAGAAAACCAGCACGCTCTGCGACCGGCACCCGCAATAAGGTAGTTGTCCCGGCAGGTCTTTCGGCGGTGCCATGATGGTTTTCTCATCAACGACTTTACCAACTAAAGATGGATCATCCGAATAGAGATTGCCGTCGCGATCAACATGAGTCTGTCGTGGATGCAGCTTGCGACTATGCACCCATTTCCAGACCGGAAGCCCAGCCTGCCTGCGCCGCTCGTCAGCCAGCGATGCAGTTAGCTTATTGAGTTGATCCGAAGCGATGCGCGTGGCCCGGTCGCGGCCCATGGTGACGGCCTCACGCAGATCCTTCGCCAATTCGCGCGGCGGCTTGTTGTTACGCAGGCCATCGAACACGGCGTTCGATATGCGTTGCTGCGCCTGCGCAGACACGTCCTTGATGAGCGCCACATTCCAGTTGATCGCTGTTTCCAGCGTCATGCGCGCATCTCCGGCACCGATCATAGGGGCAAGATCAACATCGGTCGCGGACATAACCGCGCTGATCCATTTCGACCGCTGCCATCGCTCCACCCCGATCGCCCAATTCTGCACTTCCGGCGTAAGGGTCAGCAATAGCCGGTTGATCGCGCTGCTAGCGTCTTCCACATCCTGCGCTACGTCTGCCGGACTATCCGTTGTTATCTCAGACAGTGTGCGCTCATAGGTGGAGAGGATGCGGGGCAGGGCGGCGTCCCATGCGGCGAGCATTCGTGCGTAGATCGTATAGAGGTTCGTCGCCATGATCGCCGTGGGCGCTATGTCGCGCAGGACGATGATCTTGCGCCGGATATTGCGGCGGCGTCGGGTAAGGGTGGGGAGGTTGAATTTCACGGAAGTTTCCCATGACGCTTCGTGAAGCCGTCGGAAATCATCGCAGCATCGCGCGCGGCAACGGCTGCGTCGAAACTGTCGAAGCTTCCAAGGCTCCTTTCCCTCCCGTCAACCATGACCCGCGCACGCCATTTCCCTCGGTCTGTCCGATAACTCACACCAGTGGCGCCGCTGGTGTTGTTCGATTTCCCAGACGCGTTTCGCAGATTAATTGCGTGCGAGACGTCGCGCAGATTTACCCATCGGTTGTCCGACCGGTTGCCGTTGATGTGGTCAATATCGCCTTGGGGCCATTCTCCGGTCACAATTGCCCAGATGACCCGATGAGCCAGTAAAAGGCGCCCATTCACCGATCCCTTAGCATATCCAATACCCATGATGTTGGTGAATGCCTGATTGCCTGCATTGAGGCGATTCCATGATTTGCAGCACCGGACAGCGGAATAAACGCCATCCGTAAAGTGAACGGGCAGTCGCTCGCGCCAAACAAGCTTTCCGGCCTCTGGGTCATAATCGAGGAATTGACGCAAGAGCGTCGGCGAGGGTAGTTCGCTATCAGCCATTATTGCTACTCCAATAGCATGTTGGTTAGACCCGGATCGGTGCTGTAACACCGGTTCGGGTCGCTGATTTGCTAGCATTTCCTTGAGTTTTAGGCAATCGAGAAGCACTTAATTCTCCTCGACTTTTGCCTTCCAGCCCTCTTCGAGAGGGCTAAAAATTTCCGGCCCGAACACCAGCTTACCGTTAAACGCCTGCAAAGCCTCAATATCCAGCCCTTCCGGCGCGTTATAACTGATCGTCACATGCGGCTGATATTCTGCATAATCATGCGAGCCTCCAGCTTCGATAAGATCGTTATGACGATATTGCAGATCGGGGCTGGCGAAAGACAGGACAACTGCATTTTCTCCTAGCTTCTCGATCAACCTCGGGCCGCCCGGACGAACGGAAATCTCTCCGCGCTGATCCTCACGCCAGTCACGCCCGGCCTGCATCATATCGACCGGATTGCGTGAATACAGCACTGTGACGTGCATATCGCTGGCTTCCAGTGTCGTTTCAAAGCCATTATCCTTGGCCCATGCAATCAGATCTGAAGCATTGAGCAGTTTACGCTGCACATAGAGAGGGATTGGCCCAGCATCAGTTAGCCATGCGTCGGCGGTGGCATTCCCACTATTTCCACCGCCCGCACGAGATACAGGATCACCTCCTTTCGGTTCGATTGTAACCAGCGCCGATGGGTCAGAATCATCCGGCGCCTGTTGCTCTGCGCCCCATCGCAGATTTTCTGGAATATCGGCAAGCGCGCCTTCAAGGCCCGGCATATATCCGCCCTCAACCAGCGTATTCTGACCTGCCTTGGCGAAAGCCTGATCAGGAATGAGGTTCATCGTCTGCACGATATTAAGCGCATCGGCGATGACCTTGAACGTATCGGCACGCTCCTTCTCGGTCGGCGTATCGAGCGGTGCCCATTCATAGTAAATATCGTCTGGTATAGAACCCAGCGCCGATGGAATCAGATAACGGTCTATTTCGTCGAGACAGGGGCTGGTTTCCAGTTCCTGACCGGCCTTGACCATCTTGTTCCAATTATCGTCGTCGCTCTTCCCGGTGCTGTTCTGGCCGTCAGGAGATTTACCGAGGAGACGTGTCGCCGGAATGTCGGATAGTGCGGACATGAAGGTCGCGAATGCCATCATGATGTCAGGGATACCCGCCCAATTGACCTGTCTATGGTCAACCGTTTCCCCGGCACCGGATGATCCATCGCCAGCATCGCGGAGGGTTGCGTTGTAAAGGCTTTCCCCGAGTATCAGTGCTTGCAGGCGCTTATTCAAGCGCGCTTCGCCCTCTTCCGTCGATACCAGGTCAGACAGTCCGGGAATGCCGATGATGACGTTGCGGACCTTGGTGACAAGCCCGGCGAAAGCACCGTTCGCACTGTCGCTATTCTGCACCGCCTCCATAATGCGCTCGATGCGGCTGCGTCCCCATAAGCGGTCATCATCGGTTGCCGTCAACAGATCGGCGACGGGATCGCCCTTGAACATTACCACGCGTGATGGATGCAGAGTGTGTTGACCTCGTGTGGTTGTCAACCTGAACCACTGAGGCTTTCCGAAATCAGGATCGGCATAATCATCGATGATTGGGCCGGTGGAGAGCTTATAACGCGAAACAGCCATGATATAGGCAAGGCCGTCCTTGCCGATGGACCGCACAGGTAGTTCAGGTCTCCCCGGAAGCCCGAGAATGATCGCGCCACCGCCAAGGCCACGAAAGGTTTCTGCTTCACGAATGACTTGCCGTAACCGCAGGCGTTTTTCTTCCGCCTCTATCGCCTTGATCTGGTCCGCTTCGGCCTGCCAGTTGCGCCACTCCCGCACCTTATCCATTGCCGGAATGTCGATGATCTTCGCCATCATGCCTGAGCCTTCATAGGCTGCGGCGATTTCCTGTGCGCTTAGGCGGCGGGAAAAATAGCGATTACCCCGGCGCGGATCGGAAGCGGTCCCTTGGCCTGTCAGTGCATTGACGAGACTATCCATCATGATCCCCGGCTTCAGTCGAACGGACGCTATGCGGGCTGGATCATGGGACATGGGATGAAAGCTAGGTGCGGGGCACCATCAAGACTACCGCCATCGCCAGCAAATTAGCGATGGTTTAGCGCGTCGTAACTCCGCTCGCAGGCACGTCCTGCGGCGCTGGCGTCGTCAGCATATCGAGCAATTCTGTCCGCAGCGTCGTCAAGCCGTTGCTGCACGATTCCGAGCATATCGACGGTTTTTTCGGCTGTTTCGCCGCTTCCGGCAGGGCTGGAATCACGGGAGGCGAGGCGCATGGTAAGGTCATTGATCTTTGCACGCAGCCTGACGCCAGCAGCAGA